AAGGTTTGTTTTTAAATATGGTGCATCAACTTCATGGATATAAGTTGGCCTATGAAGAACAAACAGGAAAGAAGATCAATAAGATGTATATAGTTCGATTACCTAAAGATGGTGCAGAGTTCGAGGCTAGACATATCTTATATAAAAAGGAACACTTAAAAGCATTTCTTGGATTACTAAGTTGTCATAAATCCGAGTTATTGTTTAACGAGTCAGTACGAAAATACAATCAACTAAAACGAGGAAAAAATGTATCAGCAAAATAAATTTGATTTACCTTTTTGTGGTTTATCAATGAGATTGTTTCCAACAGGAAACCAAAGTCCAAAATATGAGTATAGTGGAGAGGCAAGTAAAGTTAAATTTACTTGTAGCTTAACAAAGAGGAAGTATAGCCTATCACAAATTAATGATTGGTTTCATACACCAGAAGTACAAAAATATGTTCAAGCTGGGTATGTATTAAAATATATGACTAAAGTTCAAGAAAGCACTAATCCACCTAAATATGCAAAAAGTAATTTAGAGCAAATATTTTGTTTAGTCATGGTAAAACCTAGACCACAACAACCTCATGTAGATGGCATGAAACCTATTAGTCAAACCATGCCACCTCATGCTCAACAATTTGCACCAGAACACGCAAAGCCTGTTGAAAAGATAGATGATATGGATGATGAAATTCCATTTTAATTATGGTCGATAAAGTAAGCGATAATCATTATAATCTTGTTAGCGATCTCTATAAATTAAAAAAAGATTTCGCTTTCAAGAGAGAGGAATTACAAGCTATGTATTTAGAACATAAAGGTTTAAATAATAGAATACAAACTTTAGAAAAAGAAAATCATAGTTTGAAACAACAAATAAAACAATTACAACAAGAAGCAGAGGAGATGTTATTATACCCATGATTATTTTTGGAAAGAGTAAAGAAGATTGGAAAAAAATAGAAGAAAATTATAGACGAGAATATGTAATTTTTGTAATTGGTTTCGTATTAGGAGTTATATTAATATGAGTTTAAGTAATAAGTCTTATGAAGAACTAGAAAAAGCATCACAAGAGTGGGCTGATTGGCATAAGAAAGTAATTGTATTAGACGAGGGTCGTAAAGCTACATATTCTAAATTATTTCTTAAATATAAATTAGATACTAAAACTGTTATTGAAGCTGAACATAAAGCTAGAACTGATGAAGAATATACAGAAGTTGTAAAGCAATATGCAGAAGCAGAAGAAAAGTTGATAAGAGCCAGATACCATTATAACAATTTAGACAAGTATGTTAGCTTAAAACAATCAGAGTTAAAAAGAGACTTAGCTTTGAGTTCAAAGGTTTGATGAATTCTATTAACAGTTATTGTTTAATAATTATTACTCCTTTCGTAAGTTAATAGATAGAGTCGTCAGGGAGACTTGGCGACTCGTTAAAAGAATTTTGGGAAGAATAAAGATAGTTTTTAAACATGACTATCACTTTGAATTGACCCAAAATACTAGGGTGGTTTCTCTCTCTTACCACCCTAGTTTAAAGTAATATCAAAATGTTTTATATCTGTATCTTCTTTTATTCCTGTGTAAGTGTATTCGTAGTTTATTAAATCTACATCATTTCTATTTTTAATTTCTGCAACCATTTGATTAACTTTTGGAAAGTTTGGAAAGACATCAATAAATCTAAAATTAACATAACTACCATAAGGGTTGTTATGAGTTTCTAATTGTAATTCTAAATCGGTTATTACTGCATCAATTTTTAATTTGTCCATTTGGACATATTACTACTTTTTCTTAAATGCTGATACACCTTTTATTCCAAGAACAGAACTGTATCCACCAATAATTAAACCTTGTAACCATAAAGGGAAACGATCTATTTGATCGAAGAAAGCATCTAGCTTTGCAATTATTTCTGGGTCATTTGAAAAGACTCCCCAACCAGCCACCAACAGTGGAATTGAGATCAAGATAAGAACTATCTCGTCCTTATAATCATTGGCCTGATGCTCTTTGATGGTTTTGACCATTTCGATCTCCCCATCAATGACTCTCTGAATTTGTTTTTTTTCTGCAACAGATTCTAATATCTTTGCTTCTTTTTTATTTTTCCAAATTTCTGCACCTGTTTTTAAACCAAACTTTACAAGTCCTAACCACATTTTAATTCCTTTGCTAGTTCACAATAATGTATAATTTTATCATATTTTTCTTTTAGATTCTCGCCCTTTTTATTTCTCACAGCATATTTCACTATGTTACCATCTATGAAGTCTAAATTATGCGATACAATTAGTTCTATAGGCTGGATTTTGCCTTTATAGTGATTACCACCTATTTGTTTATCAGTAGCTTTCTCTGTGGCTCTGTGACGTTTTAAAAGCATATTTTAAAGTAATTTACCTATCCATTCTCCAGATTTATCTTTAATGAAAGGTTCAATGATTGGAAGTCCATTTTGAATTACAGAACAACCTATAATTGGTCTAGCTTTTTGTACTTTGTTATATCTAAATGCAAGTGATTTAGAATCAATCATACAACCTACTTGTAGTCCAAAATATAATCCTAAACTGTTGCCATAGTATCTTACACCCATAGAACTATGATAATGGCCTTGAACACATGACATACCCATAGATTGTGCTAATTTAAGTACATCTGCTGTTTTACCATGACAAAAATAAACTTTTCCTAAAGGTGTATCTATTGTTAAATCATCGTGCCATTTCCAACCTTTACTTACTTCTAAAAAATCATTGTAATTTCTTAAATATGCTTTTGGTATTCCATGTTTTAATGCTCGTCTATAAATTAAGCTACCATGATTAGAGTCCATCAAGTCCATTTGTGGGAATAGCTTTTCTAATTCTTTGACAATTGGTAAAGACATTTTTAACTCATCTCCAGCACTAGGAAGATCAGGGTCAGAGTCGTGAAAAGACATAGCGTGTTTATCTAACTCATCTCCTATATGAATTACTTTATCTGGATTGTATTTTTTTTTTAATAATTTTAAAAAGGGTATTAGTTCAGGAACATGATAGGGAACATGAGTATCGCTTATAATCAAAACTGATTTGTAAATCATACAAGTATGTGTTGTATATTATTTTGATAAAAAGTAAAGTATCTGGGTTAAGAACAACAATGCTACTGCACCAACTCCATAAATTATCCAAGATGTAAGTTTATCAAATTTTGCATCTATCTTATCTATATCTTCGTGCATATGTTTAAGATGATTTGTTTTAATAATATTTATTTCTCTACTTAAGCCTTTGATATGACCATACAAAGCTATGATATGTTCTCCTGTTGTTTTAGGATTCTTTGTCATTTCTTTTTCTTTCTTCTTAAATCTGTATCGTGTTTTCTGCTTCCTCTGAGGTAGGAATTAACACGTGCCATACTCCAACCAGCCATTGATATTTTCGGTCTTGAACCTGAAGATAAATAAGCACCTTGTCCTCTACGATATACTTTTTTTAATGTACCAAGAGTTATATTTTTTCTATTTTTAGCTTTTGCTCTTAAAATAGATATTACTCTAGCAGATAATGGTTTTCTTCTTACAGCCATTATTTAACTCTTGCTCTAAACATTGATAAAGGAATAGTAGCACCTGATCTATACAAAGAAGCCATAGATTTTAATAATCTTGCTCTTGATAATCGTTTAGCACCTTTAAGACCACTTAAATACTTTTTAGGTATTTTAGTCTTTTTATCTTTTGGTACGTTTCTTCTTTTTCTTTTTGCCACTTGTTTTTCTCCTTTTTTTATAACGAAACTTGTTTATCATTTCTGATAAAGTTGCTGTTGTAGTAAAACCACTCATCTCTTTTTCTTTTTCTTTTTATGTGCCGAGTTTTTCATGAGTCTCCCATCGGGCATATAATGATACCCTTTGGGAGTCTTTTTTCTTTTTTTAGCCATTATCTTTTCTTTTTACCCATTTTAGATTTTTTGGCTTTTTTCTTTTTTTTCTTTGGCTTCATTCCGCCACCATAGTGTCCAGGCATTATTTCCTCGCTTTCTTTTTAGTTTTCTTTTGTTTCTTCATTATAGCTTTTTGTAAAGCAAGAGGAAGTTTTTTTTGTTTTTTTGTTAAGGCCATGACTATTCCTCGTCTTGGTCTTCGTCATCATTTTGGATTTCTAAGATTTCCTCAATGTTTTCTATTTTTTCTTCTAACTTTTCAAGTTTTTCTTCTAATTGTGTTAGTTTATCTGACATGACATCTCCTATTTGTTAGCGTTTTTTATTATGTTGGCTAAACTCTCACATCTTTTTGGTGTTTGTTTATGCCACCTACTATTTATCATTTCGTCAGATGCTTTATCAAGGTTTTTTTCTTTTAAAGCTATGAACATTTTGTTAAATTTTGAAACTTTGGGTTTGCCTAATTGGAAACACATTTCAACTAATACACCAAATATAATGTAATTATGCTCTATGTTTCTTAATAAATCTCTAGCTGAATCTACTGCTATTTTAAAATCATTATCAAAAACTTCTTCAAGAGTTTCTTTATCGTAAGCAACACCCTCAACAAAGTTATCAGTGGGTAATACAAGATGACCATAGCCAATAGTAGCGAAACCCAAACTATCGGAATACACAGTATCCCTATACCCCTCATGTTCTTTAATTCGTTGTTTGATTTCTTCCATAAATTATTCCTCCAATGTTTTAGTATGTTTAAAAGTTTTATCATTCATTATTAACGAGCATTTGTTGGTACACCATTAGAGTTTACAAAGGGTGATTCTGCGAAAGCCATGTAAATATAATTATAAGAACCATTTATAAAATCACCAGTAACTCTAAATTTTACCCCATTACTTAAAAAATCAATATCTTGACCACCACTTTCAGCAGCAGAAGAACTTGGTTGTATTCTTTGTGTTACTTTATTAATTGGGTCTCTTTTGTTATCAAAAATAGCCCAGTCTTGATTAGATTCATTTGTACCTTTAACCATTATAAAAGCTGGTTTAAATCCTGTATAAACAAATGTTCCATCTGCATTTCCATTTCCTGTATAGCTTCCAAATTTTGAGTAGCCTTTTTTCTCTGCGAAGCAGTAGGCTATTATACCATTTGTTGAACCATTTGTTGAACCATGAGTGCCGACACTAAAAACACTTGAAGTAGGGTCAGTGTCATTATATGCAGTAGAATCTGTTGAAACTGAATCAGTTGTATTTAAATTTAATCTTTTAGTAAAACCTAACATTGTTGAACCCACTCTCCAATTTGATGCACCACCAGAAGATAAATCTCTATTTTTTGTTATTACAACACTTGGTGCAACTCCCAATCCATGACCAACAGTAGCATTAGAGCCTGTGCCTGTATAAGACACAACACTGAATCCAGCAGTAGTTGAAGCTGATACAGAACTTGTTATGCTTCCATCTGAGTTTGATGATGCAGAGCCACCAGCTAACCAGTTCCATGCTACATAAGTTCTGCCAGAATAATTAACATCTCCATTTCCAGAACTTCCATTTGCAACAGAAAATCCATTAGTATTAAATGCAGAAAGATACCCATGTACATTTTGATTTACCTCTGCATTATTATTGTTTGAAGCAATAGATTTTTGAACACCTCTAACACTATCATATAAAGCATGATCTTGAGCTGTTGATCTCGATTTTATCCATACCCAATCGGGTTGTAAATTTGAATTACCATCAAATGTAAAACTTCTACTTCCTTCTCCATCACCTGTCCATGTAGAGATTTGAAAATATGCTGATGGGTCGTCTATAGTCGTATAAGCCATTATCCATACTCCGCTAGGTTTTTAGTACAAAGGGAAAAATAACCTGAAGGTACAGAATATTCAAAGTTTCCATAGCCATTACCATCACTATTTCCTGATGAGATTGAGAATGGTGGGTTGCCGAAGTTCCATAAAACTCTTGCATCTCCCATTCCTGATACTGCAAAAATATAAGTTGCACCTGATGTTAAAGATTCTGTACTACCAACTGTCGAACCATTTTTATAAAATTGAACAGTATTTCCATCTAAATCCATAGCTACACTAATTATGTCATTTGTTGTAAATGTTGTTCCTGTACCTTGACTAACTGAACCATTTTTAATTATATTCCCACTATTAAAATAACCAACATCTCCTGTAAATTTACCAACATAATGATTTCCACTATTTTGAGGCAAATTTTCTGGAAGCATTACACCAACAGCAACTTCTTGTCCTATAGCTGATACTTTCCATTCTGCATACCATTTTCCAGAATCTGTACCAAATGTAGCTTGTGTAGTTCTATATTCGT